CTCGGAATAGTCGAAGGAAGCACCTAGAATTAGTGCCTGTTCATCAAAGTTTACTACATCTGATGGTACAAAGGCATCTGGTTTTGTACGATAAGTAACCTGAATGGCACCTGTTGAAGCCAAGGGCCAGACTTTAAACACTTTAATCGCACTGGTACTGTTACTGTAGAAAGCTGGAGTAGTTCCAGTTATCGTATCGGGATTTAGTGTAGATTCCGGGAGTTTCGATAGAGGCGTATTCGAGTCATCTGGGTAAATTGCTCTGATGTCTTCGAACCGTTTGATCTTATCTGTTAAGTCAATAGTTACTACACCAGTTGATCCATCTAGTGTCATACTCTCCCCGAAAGTAACAAATTGACCCCAGAAGGCTTCGTCAAACAACACATCAAACTTGTGTTGAATCATCTCAGCTATACGATCTTCCGAGTATAACTGAACACTAGCTCCTGCAACCTGAGATAAACGAGTAGCAGTACGCTCTATAAGTGTAGCGAAGGTCGCCATAGCATTATGCTAGAAAATGGGGAGAGGTTGAAGGGGCGACCTCCCCCCACTCTTCTTAGCATCTAGCCGTTAAAGTGCGAGATACCATGAAGATTACTGGTATTTACAGTATACCTAGCTTCATAGGTCACGCTACCATCACATGATGTATACGGAAGAACCGTACCACGGGGATCACCCGTAGTAGCTGTCTGTGTGGCAGTTGCGTCACCATCAATGAATCGAACATTCTCATCAATGTGGACAGCTAAGTACCCAGCACCGTTAGTTCCCGCAGTATCACTGACCAGTTCAATCGCTCCACCCAGAGCAATCTTACCAGTTAGGCCATGATCATCAGTCCCGGCAACATCACTGTAAGCAGCACCGAGTGAATCACTCGACGCAACTGTTAGTGTTAGACCAGCAACCGCCGTACCGCCAATTTCAAGTGTAGATACATTAGCAGTGCTACTGTTAGCAATCGCTGACACATATGACATGCCTACGATGAAGCCTTGTGCATGGGACGATGTAAAGAGAGAAGCGTCTGATGCAACTACAACATAAGTGCTGTCAATTGCACTACGTCGGACTCCTTTCTCTACTGCATCTTCTTTCCAGCCGATAACTTCGGTAGCTGTATAAGGAAGACCCAGTACATCTGACCATCCGATGTCACAAGTATCACTTGCAGCACCAGCAGCAATGGCTAAACCGTCAACAAATTTGAACGCTTTCTGCCCGTAAATGGGACTAGTCCCACTCAGCGTCAGGTTCTCTTTCATTGGCTGACCAAGATAGTCTTTACCGCTAATGGTACAGACATGATTGGAGCCAGCAGAACCTACGGCAGTAAGAACGCGGCCATAAGTAGCATCGATCATACCAGAGGTCGAGGTTAAGGAAGTAGAACTTCCATCGAAGGTGGTTTTGTAATCTGCGCTGGTGTAGGAAGTGGCACTACTTGTAGCACTAACACCATCCCAGATCCCATCAGCGTCGAGTGCGGCTGGCGCACCAAGGCTGATAATATGTACACCGTCCACTACGTCAGCAGCAAATTCCATAGAAGGAACAAACTGACTGATAGTACGTGGAAAGTGGTCCTGAACGACTTTACTCATAACATTACTCCATTATTCAGTCGTTGTTTCTATAATACTCGACTGCTTTTCTGCTTCTGGTAGGAAATTGGTCATAGTGTGGAACGACATGTCCTTCATGGAACCAACTATTTCACCACTTTCCATATCTACCAGATTCGCAGGGCTGTCAAAGCCGAGTCTTTTAAGTTCATCGTCAGTACGAACCCTAATACTGGAGCCGCTGGGAAAGAAAACCATATAACCTGCTGGTTCTTCTATTTCGTTATAGTCGAACCCACCCTTTTCTGTGGGGGATGCTATAGTGCGTTTACGTTTCCCATCGAGCTTCTGTACTATATACTGAGGCTTAATCTGTGCCATGTCCCTTCTCCCATTTCACAATTACGAGTTAATCAGTACTGCGTGAGTACGGTATGCTTTCCACAAGCACCACTGACCCTGCCATACAATACGACGACCAACAGCATCAATAGTCCAAGGGGCTACCAATTCTTTGACCTTCATATTAACATGACGAAGGATGTGCAAGCGGAGGTATTTCGAGTTGATGAAATATGCCTTGTTAACAGGACAGTCTTCATCATAAAGCATCGGAAGACCCTGATGCTTAACTCCAGCAAAACCTAAGTCCATCATCTTCTTGCCAGCATTACTCTCCGACAAGTTAATAACGACCTTATCCCTCACTGCTGTTCTGTAGTGACGATATAAGTTGCGACCACAAAGGATAACATCAGGTTTGTCGCCTTTCAGCGTCATGTCCATCAGGATATCATCAAACGCTTCTTCGATGTTTGTGCTATCCAGGTTACCGTTGAAGTCGTAAGCAGATGTACGCCATTGGGTTTCATTTGCTCTGTTGATATTACCGACAGTACCAGTTGTCGGATCATCAGGGATGAGCAAAGAAAGACCTTGAGGGTCTGTACCAGAACCAGACGCATAAAGATAAGTAGAGAACTTCTCTTTAATTGACTCTTCCAGAACATCCATCTTAGCTTTCATCAGCTTAAAGATTTGTGCCTGACCTCTGTTCTCATCTTCTTCCTGATCGGATATCACGACTGAACCAGCAACACGCGACCAGTTATACGTTACCGTATCAAACTCGTTGGTCTGTGCGATTGGTTGTTCGTCGTAGTATTCATAGGAAGTAATGTTAGGGTTACGACCAAGCGTTAATGGGTTGGTGATTTCGTGACCACCATCTTCAAACTCTACCCGATTGTTAGCGAAAGCCCATGCCATAAGAGCATTGGACTTGATAGAAGCCATAATTAGCTTCTTTCGAGAACGTGTCAAAGTAGAATTTAAAACAGTAGCAATTGGTGTACTTGCCATTTACTGCTCCTCTATCTACGAGTTAAAGTTAATTCATTATTCCTGCTTCACGCATGGAATCCTTAATTATGTCTTCCATGTCGGTATCGACAGATGCAATCTGTGCCGCATCGGTAACATTATCAGCAGGGGTACTACCAGACGGTAGGGAACTCTGCGTATTCTCTTTAGTCTGTACCTGAGCCTGTATATTCTGCTCATGAACATCTAAGGGAGTGTTCCAATCCAAGCCTTTCTCTAAGTAAAAGGACTTCAGTTTGAAATACGCAGCTTCAGGAGATAGAGTCGTGTCTCTCTCAAGCAACTGGGCTAGAGTATCTTGATGAACAGCAGCATCCGGGTAGCTTGACATGAACTGGTCATATACTTGTGTTGCCTGTTCCTGTCGTTGTTGGTGTTCAAGAGTTTGCTGTCTCTCAGTAGTTAACGGACTTAGTTTATCGTCGAGCATCCTGCTCAATGCGGCCACATCCGTTCCTTGACCTACACCTTCGATATTATGCCCTGCACTTTGAGCTTCTGTCAATAAATATTTAATAGTATCAACAGGGTTGTCCTTGAATGCAGAGATTAATTGAGCACCAGTAGTTAACTCTTCTGGGGTTAAGTTGTATTGATTAGGTAAGTTAGCTGTACCTTCGAATGCTTCTACTTTCGTCCGTAAGGTATTGATTTCATTAGTTAAAGTGTCAGCACGTTGTCTCTCCTTCTGTGCCGTCTCATAGAATCGTCGCTCTTTACCCCCTCTAGCTATTACATTCCCTTCTCGGTCAACAAGGTCTTGGGGACCACGAGGCTGTCCCTGTTCCTGTTGAGGTGTACTGTCTGTATCAACTCCGTTACCACCTTGTTGCGGCGTTGTCTCTGTACTCGTTGCTTCGACTTCTTCCGTCGCGCCTTCAGTAGCAGCGGATTGTTCGTCGTTAGCGTCATCCACTTCTCCAATACTTGCAAGAATGTTGTCTTCAATACTCTGTTCGTCAGCCATATCAGTACCCCTTTACTGCTGTGTTGCGCCAGACTGCTGCATAGTAGCCATAGCCTCGTTTAGTGCCGTCTGTGGATCGGCACCTTGTTGAATTGCCTGTGCTACCGCCTGTTTAAGTTCAGGTGGTAACTGTGCTAGTACCTGATCAAGTTGTCCTTCATCCATAGATGGTTGACCGCCTTGTTGCGGTGGCCCACCTTGTTGTGGTTGTCCTTGTTGAGGTTGTCCCTGTCCTTGTTGTGGTTGCGCTTGCTGCTGTGCTTGTTGTGTAACTTCCTGTTTCAACTGTTCCCAATCGTCGTCTTTCATTGTAATCTCATCAAACGCCTGTTGGAACACTTCGATCATTATCTTGACAACGGCCTGTGGT